TACTGTTCTGGAGCACTTCTTCCATTGCTTTCGGGTCGGATACCCGGCAGAATTCATATCCGGATGTAGCTTTCAGACTTTGCTGTATTCTCCGGACATATTCGGTAATATTAAACTCTTCCATGTTGTTCCAGGCGTTCGTTCATTTCTTTGATCCGGCGGGCTTTTTCGTCCATATCGTAGAGTACCCGCCACATTTCCAGCCGGGCAACCTCTTTTTCTTTGGTAATATCGTGTTCTGTCACGAGGTTGTACATGGCATGAATATTTTCCCGTAAAGAAATCGGTTCTGCATCATCCGAAGCTTCCCGAAACAGTCTCGGACATTCTCTGGAGACAACGTTCATTACCGTCCCGAACCAAAGAAAAACGGTATAGCAGACATGTAAAGGTAAACAGGCGAACTCTTCCTGCCGGATGTTATCCGGATCCCATGGACCGGCCGGGTACATCACGGCACATAATTTATCCAGGAAATGCCGGTCTTGTTCCGGATCCTTGAATTGGTTGTAGTAAACCATTGCCGATATGAATTGCCCGAAACAGGCGTCATACATCAGGGTATTCAAAGCCTTCCGGCCAGCAAGCACTGGCAGCGGACTGAAGTTTTCCCGGTATTCCAATAAAAATTCACATTTCCGGCAAAAATCCAGGATTTCACCCATTGACATGGGAAAGGCTTTTTCTCCCTTCTTCCGGAACCGATAAACCGGATTCTCCCGGTCACCGTAACGGCCCGGTAAAATACGTAAACCTGACAGGTATATAAATGCCTTCGTTAGAAAAGCATTCCGGGTAAGCCCCTGTAAATACAGAGAAGAAACGAACAGTAACTGACGTTCGGACAATTCTTCCCAGGAATGCGGCAGAATTAAATTTACAGTTCTCATATTCCTCCCATGATATAAATCGGTGAATCGGCTGAATTTTCGTAATTGTTTTGGTGACGTGTCCGGTATTCCTTGCTATTGGCATAGGTCGGATAGGCTTCCGGCCTGGCATCCATCAGGCTTACCGCTTCATCCCGAAAAGCATCGGCATCTTTAAGATTACCGGTTACGTAATTGGCCAGAGCAAACTTCAGCATGTTCAGCACACCGGCATTTTCTTCGGTGACGTCATTGTCCCGCTGTTGTTCGAGCAGCTCATCGATATATGCCCGGCTTACCCAACGGCCCAGTACACTATACATCTGAAGTGTCAGCATCGGTTTCAGCTTCAGAAATTCTTCCCGGCTTCCGGACCATTTACATAGCCGTTTCAGTTCTCTGGCCGTCATCACCAAGCAATCCGACAGCACCGAATACGCTTTCGAACCTTTCCAGGAGTCATGAAAGGCCGGAGTATCTTCCAGGTAATCTAATAAAACTTCTGTTTCATCATCCCGTTGCAGAGCTGTTTCCTGAATCAGGCGATTCACCCGCTCCCGGGAAGCCGGTGCCAGGTTCTGGTTGGAGACGACCCCAAAGCCGTTGGCATTCTGTACTAGGTCGAGGAAAGGAATAGCCCGATGATAAGCATCCAGGCTGATTACTTTACAGCATAGATCCGATAGTTCCTGATATTGTTCCCGCTCTGCATCAGCTTCCAGTTCTTCGTACAATACGCGTCCCAGGATTTCATTTTTCAGCCAGCGTTCGGCACTATCCCGAAAGGTCTCCATATCCCTCCAATCGGAAGCCGCCGCAGTCGGGATGTATCTGATAAATTGTTCTTTATTCTGCAGTATCATCTTTATCCTTCTTATTTTGTGAAATTTCCTTTGCATCGGTTCCCTGATCCAATGTTGTCAGCATAATATCGGGAATATCAAACTGAATGTCCCAGCCGTTTACATCCGCTACCAATACCAACGGTTCCAGCAGAAGATCTCGGACTGGCTTTTCGATAGCCTGTTTCATAGTAAATAACTCCCGCTTATCTGAACCCGACTGGGAACCTTTATTTTTACCAGGTGTTGCCCCGTTCAGGTGCGGATGTACGCCCTGGGCATAACACAAGAAATTAGCGGCTTCTTCGGCATCTTCAATCCAGTCTCCCCCTTCCTTCTTTGTATCAATGATGTTGATGCGGACCAATCGGTGTTCCACCTTATTCGGGTCAATGTAATAACCCGAAAACCACACTTTATCCCCGCTTTCAAGACCGGAAAGAAATTCCTTGATATTTTGGATCTCTTTATTCCGACGTTCCTTTTGCTTCTCCGGATCGGTTATTTGTTCACTTTGGAAGAGATACGTCCAGAATTCTTTATCAATTTCTACCTGGTAGCGGATCTTCATTCCGGACTTCATATGTGCCTTTTTGACTTTCGGTACCATGACGCTCAGGTCATACCAGCCGGAACGAAGGGTTGACATCCAGTAGGCAAACGGATAATACTTATTGCCCGGCGTTGGGATACGCACCAAAAAGGCAAATTTTCGGACATTTGTTCTTAACATGCGTCCATCGGCTCCGGGGAGTCGCCCCAAACGCATCATCATGTCACCCCAGGGATCACGCATATCCAACAATTCGATGACCTCCGGATGTTCCGCACTTTCCTGATCTTCCCAGTTGGCATACAACACATGTTCTATCCGGCCGGTTGCCGGGTTACAGGTTTCCAGACGGATATACATGGCTTCCTTATGCACAAGCTGTACTACCTTGTTGCCTTCCTTATCGAGAATCAGTACTAATACGGCAAAGTTCCAGAACTTAATATCGGTAATCGCTTCCCACATCAGGGGGATTAACCGGTTACGCTTAAAGAAGGTTGTGATTTCTTTTTCCTCTATGGGACTACCGTCTTTCCGGGTATAATTTACACCTCGCCCATAACAAGTCAGAACATTGAACAGCATGTTAGGGCTCATAACATCCGAATCGTATACTTTATCTCTGATTTGTTGCGGTAAATTATTGTCATATCCCCATTGTACATACCCACGGGAAGAACCTTTTACCGTTACCGGCTGAGTGGGTTCTTTATCAAACAGATCTGCTGACGAAACTTCGTTAATAATAGCTGCAACATCGGAGCTTACTTCCAATACAGATACATAGTCCATCATAGACACACCTCCTCTCCGTTCAGTTCAAAGATATTCCAGGCCCGGATCGTCCGGACTTCCCCGGACTGTGTATGCAGCAGGTTGAAGGTATTATTCTTATGATAGCTGGATGTACAGACCACCTGATCGGCTGTGATTATATTGCCTTCCTTGTCCCAGTATTTCAGGTTTACCTCCTGTTTGCTTTCCAGTATTTGCCTGGCTTTGTAGATAGATAACATAGTTCTTTTTTATTACGAAGATAGGGAAGGGAGAGCGGAAAGAAAGGACAGAGCGGTAATCGCTGATTACCTTTTCAATTACCAAGGTAATCGATTGATTGTCAATAGAAAATGCTGTCATATAACGTACCATTGATCCTATCGATTACCGGATTCATCGACAGGGCGGTGCGGGGTCGTGTGCGTGAAAACTGAAAAAAAGAGGGGTGTTTTCAGTGTTTGTTGACTGAAATTCAGAAAGTTCACTTTTGGAAAACTGAAAAAGGTGCGAATCGGATATATAAAAAGTCTGCCCAAATGGACAGACTCTCAATATTTCCAAGGGTTTTAGTTTTAATTTAATTTTTCAACTTTTAATGAGGACTTGCTCACTTCCATTCCATCCAATACGTAATTGAAATATTCTTCCCTTACTCAACGGCATTTAGCCATGATCTCGCTGTATTCCCACCCTACACATATCATTTCCTTCATGGCTTTATCATAGTATTTATTCTTCTGTCCAATAAATGAACAATACGATCACACTTTTTCGACCAGAATTCATAATCATACTTAAGTTTCTCTTTTTTAGAAAAGGTAGAATCAAGTCTGCTCATTATTCGAATTTTTATGCTTTTTTAGTATTTCTGATACTTTCTTATATATATCTTCTGGTTTTTTATAAAGTTGTGTATCATCCACAGTTATAAAAGTATAATCATTTTTCTTAGTTAAAAGACTTACTTTATCCAATGAATCTATTTTATCCAATAGATAAGAAAAATCATTATCTCCTTCTCTTTTAATAGCTTCTCTTAATTTAAATTCTCTATCAGCACGGTAAATAGGATTATCTTGAGTTTTATCTTTCAACGCCACTTCTATCATTTTCTTCAATTCATTTTTTAGTATTTCTACTCCGAACATATCATTATTATAAAAAATAGTTCGTTCTGAAGAAATATCAAATGGAAGTTTTGTACCATATTCAGCAATACATATTACTGGCGTTCCTTTCGCATGACGTACAGCTAATTCATACATAACATTAGGATTTAGCTCTGTTAAATTCGCTATTACCAACTCACAATTTAAGATATTTTGAATGACTTGCTGAGGAATAGAACCCGGAGAAGATATCCCGTGAGGAGTAATCATTTCTATTTCTAAAGACTTTAAAACAGGCCTCAGAACTGCCTCAATCACACCATCAGCACGCCTTCTGGTTTCTGATTTTTCTTCGCCAAGTGGAGTTACAATAAAACAGTATTTCTTTTTGTCTGTTCCTTGAGTATTATTTGTATTTTCTTTAATCATAGCTTTGTGTCATTTGAAAATAATGTTTTAAATGTAATACTTAATTTGTAAAATTTGTAGTAATTTTTGATAAAGAAATGATATAACATTACTTCATCATCGACACCAGTCCAAACATCGATCCGGATTGGTGGGGAAATTTGTTCATGCCTATGAAAAGAGTGTCCCAAGCATCGGTTCCGTCAGTACGATACTGGAGTAGGTCTTCTTCAGTTTCGGCGTATTTTTCACCGGACTTGTCTTTCTCGAAACCTTTGGTGCCAATCCGGACACCAGCTTGTTCCATAGCCAGAATCAAGGCTTCGTTATGGGCTTTGTTGATTTGGGGATAAAGGTAGTTTCCCTGGCCGATAAAGGATTCATTGATCATTTTGTGTTTTTCCCGGTGTGGCATAGGCTGGCCGATATAAACCGGATAGACCCGCCAGCCCTGTTTCTGAAATTCATCCTGGACGGTAGCGGCAAAATCATCTCCGTTGACCGCATAGTTATTGCCAATAGCTGTACTATCGAAATAGTAGACAACTTCCCGGGTCCGGTGGAAACGGTAATATTTACAGAAATCCTGAATTACTTCCCGGAGTTTACGTTCATATTTTACGAAAAAGGAGTTCAGGGTACGCATCTGCAGGGAAACATCCTGACCACATACTATCCAGTTGATATTGGCGTTGTAATCGAATGCGACGCAAATCGGCCGGTCAAAGTCCAAATCTCCATCCTGCAAGCAAGATTCATCCTGTAACTTATCGAAATCATACCCACAGTTATCCAGGTATGAATTATTGAAATCAGAATAGTAATGCTTTTCACTCAAATTGGAATAAAAACCTCCCAGTAGTTTAGTTACCCGTTTCGACATGACGGAGGTCAGGAAGACCATGGGCGGAAGATCCCGCTTCAGGTCACGGATGTATTTTTCTCCTAAAAGGGCCAGATTCTGGATAGACGACCATTCCCGGTAAAGGATAGCTACGGAACGTAGGCGAGCCATTTCGCTGACGATCTGTTGGTAATAGCGCTGCATGGAATCTGTCCAGCCTTCCGACTTGGCTTTTGTCTGCAGACGGAATTTTTCGACAACCAGGTACGCGATCGTTTCGATCAGCTCTTCATCCATCATGTTTTTATACACCAAGAACCATGATCCTTTTTTCGTGGTCGGCATATCGGAAATAATGAGTTTTGAACGGTACCACGGGCAATCGCGGAATTTGGGAGAATAACCACCCATGGCCGGGAAGGTTTCGTCTTTCAGTTTGTCAAAGTTCAGGAACTTGGCTTCATCGAAAAGGCCCCAATCCAAAGTCAGTGAATTGGAAGTTCCGGGTCGGTCCTGGGAGATCAGCCGGAGGATAGTCCCGTTCCAGAAGATAACGGAGTTATCATAGCTGGCCGGAGGAATAACCGGTTCCTTGAAATTGGCGGATAAAGGGGGCTTTCGGCCGATGTAGTAATGTACATCGCGCTGTATGTTCCATTGCCGGAGAGCGTTCAGCGTACCGGGGAGCGTACGGGTCAACAGTTGCTGATAGGAAGTCCCGACTACCCCTCCGGAGCTGCCCGGCATGTGTTTCATGTTCCGGAGAAGAAAAGGGGCTCCGAAACCGTGGGATTTTCCCAAACGACGGCCGCCGACAATAACGGTGGTATTGGCGGCGATATACATCGCTTCCATTTGAGGCGTATTGAAATATTGCTTCTTAATCTCTGGCGACAGATTCATAGGGTACGTCTTTTATTTCGATGACTTCGGAATATTTCTCTTCCAGTTTCCGGATCTTTTCTTCCAGTTCGGAACGGGATGTCCCGGTCAGGATTCCGGCTTCTACCGGATCGTTAGTCGGTTCGAAATCAGGTAGTTTAATCTGATCCCAGTCGAACGGATCTGCATCGATCTTATTCAGGCGGTTGATTTTTACCAGGGCTTCGGCTGCTGCGATTTTGGCTTTGGCCCTGAAAAAAGCGGATTTGACATCTTCTTCGGAATTGTCAAGGTCGCAAATTGCCTGTTTGACCATTTCGTTGGCAATATAACGATACCATTCCTTGGCGGCACGCTTGACGTTTCCCAGTAGTATCTGCACGTTTTTGATGTCCTGGTAAGCCTGGGTGACGGAAATGCCATAGGTGTTTACAAGAAATTCCCGCAGAGCCTTATTCGACATCCACGGGTTTTCCAGCCAGACGGTAAAAACGGACTGATACCGCCGGAGTTGTTCTTTTTGTTTTCCGGTCAGTTGTACGGAACTTTCTCCGAACATGTGATCGTGGAGCAGATCCAGTGTATTCGGTTTAGCCATCGAATTTCATTCCCAATTCTTCCAGTTCTTTCTGATTTTCCGGGTCAAACTTCTCCCCGGTAGCGAGTAATTCGTTGATCCGGCGTTGCATGGCTTCCAGTTTCTTTGCCCGTGACGCTCCGGACAAACCTGTTACAGTCTTTTTACCTTCACTGAGGTATTTCCGGTTGGCGTTGATCCGCTTTTCGTCTACTGTGACGGAGGAATTTTCCTGGTTTTGTTCTTTGGCCCAGGTATCGATCACATCCCAGTTGGTCCGGATCTCTTTCCGGTAATTTTCCAGCTGCCCGATGAGCGGGGCGCGCTGATCAGCGTCGGCCAGCAGTTTCAATTTTTCGTGGAGG